CAAAATCGCCGAATACGATTCGAAAATTAAACAATACAGCGTTTCGGGCAAAACGGTGACGGATGCCGCCAAAGCCCAGAAAAAGCTATCCGATCTTATTCTCGCCAATGATAAAGCCCTTCAGCAATCGCGCATCGATATTTTGAAAGATGGCAAGCAGAAAGAGCTGGCCGAAATAGACTTGCGCACAAAAGAGGAAATGAACAAACTCGAGCAGGATAAATCGAAACTTAAAGCCGCGCAGGGTGGAATCATAACTGCAGATCAAACAAAAGATTTTCAGGAAAGGCAATCGAATATTCAGCAAAAAAATGCCAATGACCGAGCTGCCATAGAACTGAAATACGCCCAAGAGCTTGACAAGATATACAAGCAGATCACCGATGACACGCTCTCGGAAGAAGATCGCCGCATCAAAGGCATAAAAGACAAATACGAGGAGTTCCGCAAGTGGGTAGAAGATGCTCTGAAGGCTGGAAATATCACCAAAGAGCAAGCGACCGATTTGGGTATCAAGATCGACCAAGCGGAAATTGCGGCCAGCCTAAATACCATTGTCGAGAAATACGGTACGATGGAGGATAAGATTGCCAAGATACGCGAGAAACACGCCAAAGACAGGGAAACAGCAACAAAGAACGGCCGCTCCGACCTTATTCCTCAAATCGACAAACATGAAACAGAGGAAATCGGACAAATCAAGGTGGACGAACTGATGAAAACCGATGACTGGATTAATCTGTTCCAAAACCTCGACGCCTTGTCGAGCCGTGAGATATTGCGTATTATTGACAACATAAACAGACTGCTCCAAGATGCCGACCTCGACCCTATCAATCTGAAAACAGTAACCGATCAACTTGACCAAGCAGCAGATATAGCCACTCGGAAGAATCCATTCGCAAGTATTTCGGCAAACTTCAAGGCTTATAAAAAGGCACTTGCAGATGGGGATGATCTTCGAGCTGTAAAGCTACGTGAAGATACCTGGCAAGCAGTAGCGGGGGCAATTGACATCGTTGCTGCATCGATAAGCGGTGTGTCTTCTATTGCGTCAGCATTGGGAGCAGATGAAGACACGACGGCCTCCATTAACAACATTGCAGGTGCTGTAGGCGGAGCAGCACAAGCTGTGAGTGGATTCGCATCTGGAAATATTGTTCAAGGCATTCAAGGAACTGTGTCGGCTATCACCAGCCTGATAAACCTTTTCAGCGGAGATCGACGAAAAGAACGTAACATTCAGCGCTTACAAGATCAAATTGATGCTCTCGAAAAATCATATGATGAACTCGGGGAGGCCGTTGAAGAGGCATACTCTACAGATGCTTCTGAACTTATCGAACAACAAAATGAATTACTCGAACAGCAAAAAATATTGATACAAAATCAAATAGCAGAAGAGCGTAGTAAAAAAGACACGGATGAAGAACGAATCAAAGAATGGGAAAATCAAATTGATGAGATAAATAAACAAATAGAAGAAAATAAGGAAAAGGCCTTAGATGCAATTTTTGGCGAAGATCTAAAATCTGCAATTGATAATTTCGCAACAGCTTACGCCGATGCATGGGCAAACGGGGAAGATCGGGCAAGAACCGCACGAGATGTGGTTCGGAATATGATGCGTCAAATGGTAATAGAAAGTATTAAATCTGCCATACAATCTTCCGAAGCCATGAAGAAAATTCGCGAGAAATTGCAAGAGTTCTGGTTAGATGGGGTATTTTCAGCTGAGGAACAAGAGGAGGCCTATAAAATGGCTGATGACTTACAAAAATATTTAGATGATAAATATGGATGGGCAGGTTCTCTGCTATCCGACAATCAGGCATCTACCCAGAATGCTACTTCACGCGGTTTTCAGGCAATGTCCCAAGACACAAGCGACGAACTCAACGGTCGCTTTACTGACATGCAAGGTAAAATGAACATCCTTGTCAATGGTATGGAGCTGCTTCGATCGATCAATATGGATACGCGTAATGTGACTTTCGACATCCGAGATATTATGATTCAATTGAATGGTAATGTCGCAGATATTCGAACATACACCCGCATATTGCCTGCAATGGGCGAAACTCTTGTTGCAATAAATCGAAAACTTGATAACCTATAAAACATGCCAACAACAGAAGTAACTATAAATAACAAACCGTTATCTACAATGGGAGTTGCCATGCTTTCAGGAGCATATGCAGCCCTCCTTACACCTCCATCTCTCAAAGAATTTGTCGAAAATGACGATCCAACACAAAACGGAATAGATATTATTGTTCCGGATTCACCGGTTGTAAATGAACGTGACGTAACATTGACATTTTTGATCAAAGGAACATCACAAGAGGCATTTTTATCTAACTATGCTGCTTTTGTTGCAGAATTACACAAAGGAACCGTAACACTATATGTCCCGGATTTAGGCAATACGTATAATCTTTTATATAGCAACAGCACTCAATTTGAAAATTATCGATTGAATGCCTGTAAATTAGCAGTGAAATTCCGAGAACCCAACCCCGCAGATCGGGCGGCACGCGAATAGGAAAGGCCGGGAATCTATCCCAGCCTTTTACTCGCTTCTGCTATTCATCGTAAAATGATGCGTTAGCCCCTCCCCATCCTTATCAAATCAATTGCAGTTCTTCTCCAATCTTACGAATTTCGCTCTTTATCATTTCCATACGTTAGGACAATAAACGTGTATTCGGCTACGTTTTCATAGTGCAACTAAAAAGTTGGCAAAAAATTTGCACCTCGAAAAAACGTGTATTATATTTGCATCATATAATGAAATATAGACGTACGGGTCTATCCGTAACCACGAATATCGAACATAAAGGATACAATAAGACCGTCATAATATTACATGGCGGTCTTTTTATTTATTGACAATATAAAAAACTTACGTTTATGAAAAAATTTCATTCGGCTCTTTTTGACTTTTGTTGGTTCCCTAATTATGACGCATCTATTGAATATCTTGCGAATAATATAGCAGATCCGGAACCATGGGATTTCTCAGATGCTACGCAAGCCAAATATTCCATTTTGAAAAGTTATATCGAACATATTTTCCGCAAAATTAAATCTGAAAATAAAATATCCTTTTCTTCTGATAACAATTTTGCATGTTTCAATACTGGACTTGTAACTGCAAATTTGGAAAGCATATTTGCTCTTGCTGAACGCAACAATAGGCCAGATGTAGCCGAGAAAGGTTTATCGCCTTATGTTTTCAAGGCATTTGTCAGGGAAAGCGATATTCAGCTAATTAGCAAATTCGGCGATAATATTCCGGACATTGCTGATTTTTTCCAGAAACCCGAGGATTTGATTTTCAATCCTCAATGCAGGGTAGTCCCTCAAATCGACCATATCATTGCGGACAACATGGACAGATTTCCTGCACACATGCAAGGGCTGAGTTCAGACGAAATGCGCAGAAGACTCGTTGGCGCGATTAATGAAGCCCAAAAAAAAGCAAGGTCAAATTACAAAATAGCTGTCCCCCAGTATTACGAAGGGAAAATACAACTTCTGTTGCCCTTATGCCTTACCCCTGGATCACCCAATCCGGATTTAGCTTTAGCCACGCATAAAATAGGGAATAATACCTATACAGCGCGCACATGCTTAACATTGAAGATGGCATATAACAACGCTCGTCTAATCGTTAAGCCGCAAAGTTCATGGCTTAAACCTTAAAATACGGATGAAAGCAACCCCCTCTTGCCCCGGTCAAAAGACCGGGGCGTTTTTCTGTATTTTTTCTTAAAATTACTTGCATAATGTGCCGAACCCCCACACTTTTGTATCGACCCTGTGATGGCACAGGATACATATATCGACGAAATGACAATATACAACCCTTCCGGTAAAGCGATATACGATGCGCCCGTAACAACGAGTGCCATTATCAAATACGCACTTATGGGGGATTATTACATCGAACTCCCCTTTAGTTTGCTTACCCCGCTGGATTTCCCCCTCGGATCATACATCACCTACAAAGGCCGCAAATTCGAAATCATGTCGGAGGTTTATCCGGATTTCGACAACAAAACCGGCGGCTACAAATACACGCTTCAGTTCCAGGCGCAGCAAAACCACATGAAAAATTTCATCTGCTTCTGGCTGGGAGGCGATAATCCTGAAGCTGTATTCCACAACACGACAGACTTGGCATCCTTCGGGGCGCTCATCGTCGCCAACATGAACAAGGCACTGGGAGGAAACAACTGGCAGATGGGAAGTGTAAATGTCGAACATCCGGAAACCAACAAGCTCGTATCGTTCAATGGCGATACCTGTTGGGATGCCTTATCATCCATTGCCGAGACTTTCGATGTCGAATGGTGGACCGAGGAGAACGGCAGTATCGTAACCCTGCATTTCGGAAAACTGAACTTCGGAACGCCGGAAACATTCAAACGCGGAGAAGTCGTCAAAAGCATCCCGGCCAAGAAAGGGGACGATTCCGAATACGGGACCCGTTTCTATGTATTCGGCTCCACGCGCAACCTGACGAAAGAATACGGACAATCCGAACAGGGCGGCGTAACGAACCACGTTTCCGAAGTCCGGTTACGGCTTCCGGATGGGCAGCAATACATAGACGCACGTCCCGGACTTACAAAAAACGAAATCAAGGAAGTCGTAGTGTTTTTCGACGACATCTACCCGAAGAACACGGAAACCGTCACTTCGGTAGAAACTATCGATCGGACAATCATTGAAGGGCAGACCGACAAGGCATACGTCATGGTATGCAACGACACGCCATTTCTACCTTCAGACGTAATCGAAGGAGAAACGCTGGGGGCACATTTTACGAGCGGCGATTTGATCGGCTGGGATTTCGAACTCGCCCTTATCGACGACAATGGCGACAATATCGACCCCGCGACCTGGAAACCCGAAGACGGATTCAACAAGAAATTTGAAATCATCGCCCAAGTCGAAACGTCCGGCGAAAGTCAGCAGATTATACCGAATGAAAACATGCGTCCTCGTGGAAAAGATGATGACCGAGGGCCTGACACTTTCGTACTCACAGGCGTCAAACTCCCCCAGCAACGCATAGACGAAGCAGAACAAGAACTTCTTGAGGTCGGCACTTCCTATGCTGCCAAACATAGCAGCGACACGACAGTCTATGACTGTGAAACGAATCCCGTGTATTGTACACACAACGAAAAAAACTACGAAGCAGGACAGGCTGTACGATTAATGGGTCCTCAATTCGGTATAGACGGTCGTCTTTCCCGGATTCAAGGTTATGAAAAAAAACTATACAACGAGTACATCGCAACCTATACGATAGGCGACAATACTCCTTATTCCCGCCTGGGCAGTATTGAATCGGACGTGAAAGCATCGCTCTATTCCCAACGTATAGGCATTGCGGAGAATGGAGCGGCTATATATCTAATCACCCGATACGATAATACTTTCCCGACCGATACAAATGCTTATTCTGCACGAAGGGCAATATGGGAGTTTGCCAACAAGCAGGCACCCGATACGTTCAAAGGTAGAATGACTTTCAACGCAGGGGCACAATTTGGACCATCATATGCCTCCGGTATTACCGGAGTGGGCGGGTTTATAAGTGAAAAAGGCGCCGGCGAGTTGGAGAGCCTCTTCATCCGTCGTTTTCTGGAGGTTCCGGAGCTTCGGTACAACCGTGTGGGCATCAGCGTCGGGGACGACTGGAGCGCTCCGGGCGCCGGGGTGATCGAGAGCGTGGACAAGGAGCAGAAGCTCGTAACGCTCAAACTCGAAGAGGGAGAGATCGGCGCCGTAGCTGTCGGGGATATCTGCATGGGTATCTTCCACGACTTCGACCCGTCGAACAATGCGACGGCAGATTCCGACGACGGCCGGGGCAACTTCTCTTTCGCAGGCTTCGCAACGGTCTATTTCCGTATCACGGAGGTCCTGGGCGACCGCAACGAGCGGTTCCGCTACGAGCTGCGCCCCCTGTCGGCCACCTTTACCAAGCAGATCGATCCGATGGAATCGATGACCTTCGTAGCCTACGGCTCGTTCACGAATACCGCCCGGCGGAGCTCGCGCTACTCGACGCGCACCTACCAGCGTTATCTCCGCAATGTCAGCGACTGGGAGTTCACGGCCGAGAATATCGCCGCGCAGTTCGGTGACCTTACGAACCTCTCCGTCTTCGGGATCCAGATGTCGGGCTATTCGGCCTATCTGGATAATATCTACCTGCAAGGTATGATCAGCAGCTTGGACAAGAAGGCGCTGCTGGACACCCGGAGCAAGCTGTTCCGGCTGGTCGGCGACAACGGCGTCGGCGTGGCCTTCACCCCGGAGGCAGGCTGGAAGCAAGGCAAGCTCTACGACCCCGCAACGGGACAGTTCCAGAAGGAGTTCGACATCGAACAGATCGATCAGACGGCCACCGAAGCCCAGGCCACTGCCAATTCCGCCGATCGCAAAGCTCAGCAGGCTAAGGATTACATCGATAACACGCTGCCCGACGAATTGTCCGAGATCAACAAACGGCTGGACGGTGTCGTGGAAAACTGGTTTTATCCCTATACCCCCTCGCTTTACAATGAACCGGCCCAAACATGGATAGCGGACGGCGAGCAGGAAAACCATATCGGCGACACGTTCACCAATACGCTGCCCGCGAATTTCGACCCGACGGACGCAGGCTGTTGGGAGCAGGGCAGCATCGGTGCATCCTATATCGACGGCATTAAGACCTGGGATCAAATCAAAATCGCCGACAGCACCCACATCCGGCTCAAAACTCCGGTCGGAGGAATACCCAAAGGCGCCGTATTGTCGGTGGGCGAAGGCTATACGATGGGTTACAATCCGATAGCGTCATCCGGAGCGGTTATAGCAAGTTACGTATGGAGCCAGAGCTATACCGTCGAAAGCGACAATCCCTACATAGCTTTTGTCATCCGCAAAACCGATAATGCCAAAATCACTCCGGCGGAATACCCGCAGATTCACTTCACCATATCGAGCGACAAGACGACGAACCCCGATGCGGGCAAATCGTGGCGGTGGGTAAAAGAAGAGGACGGAACCTATAAATGGACACTGATCGCCGACAGCGATGCGGTAAAGGCCCTGCAAGAGGCGGCGCGGGCGCAGGACACGGCCGATGCCAAATGTCGTGTATTCGTCGTAACACCGACTACACCCTACGATGTGGGTGACATCTGGACGCAGGGCGAAGGTGGCGACATCATGCGCTGTATCGAATCCCGTGCAACGGGTAATTTCGAGAGCTCGGATTGGGACAAAGCATCTAAATACACCGATGATACGGCAGCCAACGAAGCCAAAGACGAGATTGCTAATCTTCAGTTCGGCGCCCGCAACTATATAGCCCGACAATTCCTCTATGCGTGGAACAGCGCCAAAGAGGGTGTTTCGGATGTGGTGACGACCGGTACGGACACGGATGGAGCATACATGAGGATCGATGCCAATAAAGCGAGCAATGCAGGCGTGGCCACGCCTTTGGCCAATAGTATTGAAGATTGCTTCGGGGGTAAGATCGTCTACAAGGCCGGTATGTCCTATGTCTTCAAGGCCCGTATCAAGCAGCCCAACAGCAAGATGGGAGTTATGTTTTGCGCGGTCTATGACGATAACACCTTTCAATTTATGGCCACGCCGCCTTCGCCGACTGCATCCGAACTGTATGAAGCGGTCTATACGACCAAAGCGGGCAAGTCCTTGCAGAAAATAGTCCTCTATGTCGTCACCTGGAACCCGATCTACCTGTACGATATTCAGCTTACGGAAGGCAACAAGGCCCCCACAGGATATATCACGGCCGAAGAAGATGTGCAGGCGCAGATTGAGCAGGTGAAGCTGGATGTGGACTACATCGCCTCGGATTCAAGCCTGACGCCATCCGACAAACAGCAGGTGGCTAATGAATGGGTGCGGATTCAAGGCGAATACTGGAGCATCATGGCGAATGCCGAAAAGTATGATGTCCCCACGGATTCATTTACGGTCTATTTCCAGGCACTCGAAGATTATCTCACGCCCCTGCTGGCCGATATGAGTACGACATCCGAGATAACCGGCACCGAGTTCAGAAAAGTATTCTCCGATTATTATGAAATAAGCAGCAACATGTCGGACTTGATCGACGACGCGATAGACGAATCCATCAAATCGACAGAGTACCTCAAGAAGGCTATGGAAGACGGAAGTACCGAGGTGAAAGGCGGTCTGATAATGACCAATGTGATGTTGCTGAAAAATGCTAAAGGCAACGTGACGGCCGGCGTGAGCGGCTTGCAGGAAGACGATGTGCCCTTCTGGTCGGGAGCCGACTACACAAACCGGAAAAAAGCCGTGTTCAGAGTACACGCCGACGGGGAAGTACACGCAACCAAAGGAACCGTCGGAATCCTGCGGGTCAAAAACGATTCCGTAGAGGTGAGCGATGCGGCCGCAAGCAGAGATAAAATCATACTCACCCCATACAGAATTACGTCCATATCGCAGGTTCTGGGTGCTGTGAGTGTACCGGGTGTCATAGAAACGAAAGAAGTGAGCGCACTGGCTATGGGACAAAGCAATCCTTTTGTCCGAAATGTTTACGAGTCAAGTCCGCCGTTTACCTGTGGGCAGGGAGTACAGATGTCAGCCCGGATTACAGCCCGCATCACAGGCAATGCCGCAGGAGGTGGCGGGGGCGTAAAGATCGAGGTGGTAAACGCTTTGACGGGGAAAGCCGATCTCCTGTACCGAAACAGCACGGCTGAAGCCCAAAACACGAATTTGAATATCGACAAGACGATTTCATATCTTTTCACTGGAGCAGCCCAGAAGTACTACATCCGGATTACGGTCGAAGCATCGGCAGCCGGAAAACTTACGGCCTCTGCAACGATGAATGCCGCCCAATTCAACTTCGTGAAAGACATCCGCAAGAACCTGATCGCTCCCAACGGAGTAGCCGTTGTGAAAGGATCGAGCAACTATGCGGTATTCACGGGAGATATTTTCGAGGTCAGGATCGGAAATGGAGGGTTACGCATCCAAAACGGGAAAGTCTATAAGACCAACAGCGGAACAGGTGGCTGGACCGAAATATAATAATTATGGACAAAATATTTAATAAAACGAAAAAGGTGTTGGAAGGTATTGCTACAAAGCTGTCCGAAGCGCTTATGACCGTGCAAGGATGGCTTATAGGACTATTGATCGTCATCGTGAATTTCTTCGCTGGGTACCAGCTCGTACTTTATGGGGTGCTTATTGCCGTAGCCTTCGACGCTTTGTTTGGAATATGCGTTGCTCGAAAGCGCGGAGAATTTATCCTGTCAGAACTCCTGCGGGCTACGATATTCAAGCTGGCAGTTTACTTCAATCTGATCGTAGTATTCGTTTTCATCGATAAATTCGTTACGACAGGAGGTATCGAAACGAAGATTACGACCGTGATCCTGGGTTCTGCCATTTGCCTGGCAGAAGCATGGTCGAGCTGTGGCAACGCTTTAATCATCAATCCGAACTTTCCATTCTTACGTCTGTTTCGAAAAGCATTGACCGGAGAAATAGCCCGCAAACTCAATGTAAATCCTGAAGATGTAGAAAACATATTAAACAGCACAAAAAAATGACCAGAGGACTTCGTAACAACAATCCCGGGAATATCCGCAAGGACGGAACCCATTGGAAGGGAGAGGTGGAACCTTCCCGCGACGCTGCGTTCAAGCAGTTCGAATCTATGGCGTGGGGATACCGCGCGATGTTCAAATGCCTGAACACTTACAGCCGTAAATACGGGCTCGACACCATTCGGAAGACGATTTCACGCTGGGCACCCCCGAGCGAGAATGACACGGAAGCATATATCCGTACGGTATCCGAATTGTCCGGCGTCCCGGAAAACGGACGGATCACGGCAACCAACCGCGATGTGATGATCCCGATAGTCGCAGCTATGTCGCGCGTAGAAAATGGCGTTGATGCCTGCATGACGGACGTGATGGCCGGCTGGGACCTGTTCATCAACGGTTGATAGCTCGTACTCATTATGGTACTGCGGAAAATAATCCTGATTCTCCTTCTGACCGGCTTGTTCCTTGTCGGATGGTGGCTCGGCAGGCGATCCGTCGATGTCCGTATCATCGAGCATACTCGAATCGATACGGCCTACTTCGAAAGACCGCAACCGCATAAAATACTGTCCTCGGCTATTTCGGTAGAGGTGCCGAAATGGTTGTTCGCCCCAGCGGATACCACCTTTACCACCGTAACAATAAATCCCAACCGGGACAGTGTGCCGGTACAGCTGCCATTCGAACGCCGGGAATATCGCGACAGCAGCTACTTCGCCATAGTGAGCGGAATAGCCCTGGGCGACTGCCACCCTACCCTTGAACACATCGAAACATACGGACGTACTATCACGCAGCAGAAAATAATCCGAACGCCCTACCGATGGCAACTCGGGCCTGCCGCAGGCGTCTATTACGTTAATCGCACGGGTGGCGTATGGATCGGAGGGCAACTTCACAGAAACATCGGAAGGTTCAATATCACGGCATCCCTCGGCTGGGACCCACGCGATAACGGCCCCTATGTTCAAGGAAGCATAAGTATGGATTTATGGCGGAAATAACTTTTTAACGAATTATAATTATGGAAACAATTAAAAAAATCGGACTGCTTTTCCTTGCCTTCTTCTCATTCGTTTGTATTGTGGGTGGGATAGGAACACTCTACTATTGCCAGGTCGAAAGCAGCAACTTGTTCGCAACCGGGTTGATTCCCGTCGGGGCAATCTACTTCTACCTGCTTTGGCCGACATTGAAAAAGTATCTGTTCTAACAGCTTTCGCCCGTCAGGGGTGGGCGTAAAAAAAGCCCCTGCCTTTATTAGCGTCTCTCTTACCTTCCGCTAATAATAAAGGTGCCAACACACCACGACAGGGGCTGTAAAGCCTTTGCAAGTGTGTTGGCACTTATTTTTATTTGGTAAGAGAGTGAACAAAGGTAAGAGAAATATCCTATATGTGCAAATCTGAACTTTACCGACAAATTCTCGGCACGGTATCGCAAGAAACGGAGATTTCGGAAGAGCGAATACTATCCAAAGCCAAAAACGCCGAGATCGTGGATGCCAGGTATTTACTGGTCTATTTCCTCTGGAGGCAGGGATTTCACGCCCCGGTCATATCCTCGCTGATGAACTTCTTACGACGGCCCATAGAGAAGATGATTTCCCAATTCGATCTTCGTCGCAAACAAAGCGGTAAAATGTTCGAAATGCTCCTCGTCCGTATTGCGTCCAAACTCCGTCCCACCTGCGACTGATACGATTGATTCTCCCATCGTTCATGTCGATTTTTGCATTGTGAGCTCAACGGCAGCGTCCGCCGAACGGACGCAACAATGTAAAAGTCTAAAACAATGAACGAAAAAACTTTAGTGTTCGACAACGGTGGCGCAATGGACGGCAACCTCGTGGCCGCGTTGATGAACGGAAACAACCGCAATAACGGCTACGGCAATGGCTACGGCTGGGAGTGGATGTGGATGATCCTGCTCTGGGCTCTCTGGGGCGGCAACGGATGGGGTGGCTTCGGCGGTCGCGGAAACGGACTCTCGAATCTTCCCGCCGAGCTGAACGGCGACGCAGGGCGTCAGCTGCTGATGAATGCCATTCAGGGAAACGGCACCGCCATCAACCAGCTCGCATCTTCGCTCAACTGTTCCGTACAGCAGATTCAGACCGCTCTGTGCAACATCCAGGCACAGTCGGGCCTCTCGGCGCAGCAGATCATCAATGCCGTGCAGTCCGGCAACGCACAGGTGCTTTCGCAGATGGCCTCCTGCTGCTGCGATGTCCGCACCGCCATCGAGCGCCAGGGCTACGAAAGCCAGCTCGCAACGCTCAATCAGACCAACACCCTGACGAGCAACGCCAACACGCAGTTCAATGCCCTCGGCTCGAAGATCGATGCCCAGACGCAGGTCATCAACGACCGTTTCTGTGCCCTCGAGATGCGTGAGATGCAGAACAAACTCGACGCCGAGCGTGCCAAGAGCGCGGCATTGGCCGGGCAGCTCTCCCAAGAACATCAGACGGCGACGATCATGCAGTCGCAGGCCCAGGCCGTAGCGCCCATCAACGCTGCGATCGGCGATCTGAGCAACCGGCTGGCAAAGATCGAGTGCGGCCTGCCGCCTACGACCGTGGTTCCCAATCCGCAGGTGTACGCGATGCCCGCCTGCGTAGCCGCCCAATACGGGCTGGGCTTCGGTGCCGCGTTCGGACTCGGCGGCAACGGCGGATTCTGGGGTTAATACGGAAAGGAGGTATGCTATGGCAGTATTCCCATTTCAGTATGTCAATCGCAGAGGTATCCCGGTCATCAAAACTACGGGTGTGACGGTCAATGCCGCCGATGTCGTGTTCTCATTCCAAAACCACGCCTTTGCCAATTCCTGGTACAGGGGGATAGTCCTGGTCGAGCTGTCGCAGGCAATACCCGCAGGCACGACAGGCACGCTTCCCGTGTTGTTCGAAACCAACGGCGTGACCAAGAATGTGACCACGTACAACGGAGCCAATGTCACCGTGTCCGATATTCCGGGGACGGGTGTATTCCAGCTCTTCTACGACAAACAGACCGACACCCTGCAACTGATGACAGGGGCCGTTTAACCAATAATAAACCGAAGGCTTCAGGAGGGGAAACCGCCCCTCCGGAGCTTTCAAAAAACAATTAACCGAAGATGTTTGCGAATTTAACCAAAGGCGCTCCGGTATATGTACTCGATATGCGCGGAACTCCCAAATACTACATGGCGACGCTTGAAGAGGCGCCACAGCCCTATTTCCCCGCTCCCGGGAACTTTCCCCCGGCGCAGCCTTCCGTCAGCTTCCCGGTAGGGGACCAGAAATGGGTCGTCCCAGTAAATGCCGATATGGTGACAAAGGACGGACTCACGGTCACGACATCCCGCGAACGGCTCATAGACGCCATCAATGCGGCAAAGCAGCAGAGCCAGTCCGTTGTGGATTCCTACGAAAAACACAAGGCCAATCTGGAAGTTTTCGATCAGATCATGCGCGAAGTGAATCCCGCGTACGCGGGTCAGGCGCAACGCGACAAGGAGCTCCAGGAGCTGCGGGCAGAGGTGGGACAACTTCGTCAGATGCAAACGGAGTTCGCCTCCATGAAGTCATCGCTGGACGCCTTTCTTAAATCGCAAATGTCTGCTAAAACAAGCAAATCATGAGAATGTGGGAAATCGAAGGCCGGTACCGCGGTGACGGGTACGGCGAGCGTGAAGAAATCGAACGCAAGATGCGCGAAGCCTACGAGTGTGGCTACGAGGATGCCAAACGCGAAATGCGCGACGGCTACGGGGAGCGTCACACGGGAGGCTACATGCCCGACGGCTACGGTGAGCGTGGCGGAGAATACGGCAGCGACGGATATGGCGAACGAAGAGGTGTCCGGGGAACCGGACCCTACTCCAGATTCCGCCGGTAAAACGAATCCGGAGAGGGGAGAAATCCCCTCTCTTTAACAGCGAAACCTATGGACAGAGAAAGATTGGACGCAAGGGACTCCATGCCGGCAGATATTCGCGCATACCTCGAAAAAAACGGATGGTCCTTTTCGAAGAAAATGTGTGAATTTGCCGTCAGCCGCATGAAGGACCGCGACGGGAAGAAAATAGAACCCATCACCAAAGAGCAGATCGACAAATTGCTCAAGACGAACGGTATCGAGCTCAAGCACGACAACGGCTACGACTGTGTATATGTCGCGAATATGGCCCGGGCCGATTACTGGGGATCATCCATTGCCGATGAACAACACCTGGCCCTGTTCGTCAAGGATTTCATCGACGATGAAGACGCCTATCCCGGGCTGCCCTTCACACGATATTTCGCCGATCTGATAGGGTCGGGAACAAATGTTCCGTGGGAAGATGTCCTGTAACAGAATCAAATCCAGAACGCGGCTCGAAAGACCGTATGTGAGGATTCAAAAAGTGTATTCAACGACATGAAGCTGCGGGATCTGAGGATAGAGAACTATGATTGGCATGTGCGGTTTTACTTCGCCGTACATGGCTATCACACGCGCTCTATCCTTTTTTCTTTGGAACAGATAGAGTGTCCCAGGCCAATTATGGAGCGAGTACGGGAAAATTTGGAAAAGGCCGATATGGATTCGGGATTCACCTATTCCAACAAGACCCGGCGAAGGTCTGTCGTAGTCGTAGGATTGGCGTCATCCCAGGCACAATTCCTGAACTCTTTCGAGCATGAACTGCGGCACCTGTGCGACGACATCGCCGTAGCATCCGCAATGCCGATGCAAGGCGAAGAAGTAGCCTATCTGACAGGACAGATAAATACAATGCTTTGGAAAGATATTCACCAATTTATTTGTTGCAAAGGTAAATGCGACGGTTATGGACGAACAAACTAAATATCTGATGTCATTGTTGGAGATCAGCGAATGCTGCTACCCTATTTATGTAGCCGTAATCTGCGAATTGATAGAATCGATATAATAGCTGGATAAGATCGGCTTTTATATCTTCGTCAATGTCCCGACAACGTGCGAAAGGCGCACTTCCTTCGTGTGCCCCGAAAGATACGTTATAAAGTAGCTTCACGTCCGGCTCCCGCCCAATAGAGTTCAATGCTTGAAACGACATTAACAGAATGAATCAAAAGAACACTTTTATCGTCTAATTGCAATTATGCAATAGGATGAACGGATGTAATTCTACATCATATATTCCGAATTGCACGGTTATTATCCTCTCCCTTTCCGCAAATTCATCAAAATAAAGGCAGCTCCTGCTGCCATCCGTCAATGTGTTCTCTAATATTCCTTTTGAATTTCCGCCATAAAAACGGCAAGGATTTGTGTGCCTTGAATCGACAGACGAAATCATGGCGATAACTCACGCCCATCCTTGCTTCCCAGCAGATAATCATTTCGAGCAATCGATTCCGTGAATAACTGATGTATATTTCGGAATCGTCACGTGCCCCGCCTCTGCGTTCGTTTTTCCTATATCGTCCCATTTGCAAATTCCGAATAAATCATTATATTTGTATCGGTGTGAGGGGTGATTCTTCGGAATTGCCTCTTTTTTATTCATCTTCGAAGGCGTCCGGTACTTCTCCGGAATGTTCCCGACAAAAACCGATTGGCCGGATCTCTGGGCCGCTGCAATCTTCGAAAACAATAATTGCCATGTTTCCGTCCGATCTGCATCCAATCAATTCACAACTATTCGGAATGTCGATTCTCACCTCAAATCTCCGATTCATAGCTACCTGCTTTTTGAGTATATCGCCGACCGCAACTCTCCAAAACGCGGATTAAGTGCCTCCGGTGTTCTGGTGTATCCTTATCCGGAGCAACATAAAACGTTACCCCCGCAATTCGAATTATTCTCGTACATTTATTTTCTATTGCCAGAAGTTTAGCACGATCTACTGTACCGTTTTTAGATGTATCTACTGCCATATGAATAAAAAAGGGAGCGATTTTGCCTCTCCCGGTTAAAACTTCTCTTTCCTTATTTGTTCTTCCAGCTCTCTTTCCGCCTTGCGTATGTCCCTCTGCAACTCCTCCAGCCGGGTGATCTGTTCTTCACTCATGCGTGGACACCCCGAGAGCCAGCTGCTGTAATTGGGCGTACTAATTTTGCCGCAGGCGATACTCCCCACCCGCAGACAGTAATCGTAATACTTTACAAACTCATCTTCCGGAGCGTCCCGGTCTATGTCGGTGATGATGTCATCCATCCCAACTATATAGTCCGCGCATTCGGTGATCCCGCCGACATCGCCGCCGACCCAGCTCCGCGTAGCATCCTCATAATCATAGCCGTGTTTCTCGCAAAAAGCCTGCAAATAGGCGTTGCAGGCTTTTTCGTAGTCTGATTTGAGTTTCGTGTTCATAGATATTCTTGGTTAGTTACTTGGTTAGTCAAAATGCACAGAGCATCTTACTCATTTTCGTGAATCGGCCGCCAGCCGATAATCTTATGACCAATACCAGCCCATCCGGGATACACATATATCCACCATTCAGAACGGTCATATTTAACAGTGACAAATGGAAGTTTCTTATCAGAGGTTTTACACAACACGAGTTGTCCATTTTGCGGCAGCTCCTCTTTCGGATCACGCCAGCGGGTCAATTCCTCATATTCGAAATTAGCGCCAACAACACAGGCGGATGTAACGATATTTTCAAAAGTTACATGGTCTTCATTGAATTGATCAAGTTCGACCCAGGCATTGGCCACATATTCTTGTATTCTTTCCTCAATTGTTTTCATTTCTCATTGTTTTTGAAATATTCGACGATCTCCTCGACTGTAGCCTTGCGGTAATAACCTGATGGTACATCTACAAAAGAATCGAATCGCGTATGTTCGTTAAAAATAAGCCGTCTAACCCCATTTTTACTCTCATTAGTCGGATATTCCGTATATGAGTACCATTGCTCCTGATCGTTCTCGTTGTTCATCGCCGCCAGCGCCCTGAACAGCTCGATGTTGGTGCCGCAGTCTATGCAATTCAAGGCGGTGAATGTTTGTGCGTCATGAGCCACGCCGACACAATAAGTGTCACATATTACCTTATCGCCTAATCTCTCTTCTTTTGGGGGATAAATATATTCATAGCCAATATGCATACACCACTCGATCACATCTTTTCGCTTCTCCGCATCCTCGACGCGGACAAAGCAATGGGTTGTGAATTTCATTCCTCGTTCAGTCTTTGTTTGAATGCGTTTAATGCACTGCAATCGGGGCAATTTCCCCCATTACTTGTTTGTATTGAGTAAATTGGGCAACCCTTGCAAAATGCTTCGATCGCTTTATCCCGCATCCTTTCCTCGGCCTCCTGCTTGGCGAGTTCGGCTGTATGGCTCATTGCTGCTCGTAGCTGCCATTTGGCGTGGTAGCTCATCTCTATTACAAGATGATTCAAGCATCCGTCGATAAATTCCTTTGCTTTTTTGCTTTTCATGGCTATTCGTCGATTATAAACCAACCGTCATGCAGGAGTTGTGCGCGGCTAATTCGGGATTTGAGGATAGTTCGATGTACCCGCCAGCATCGGGAGCAAACAATATCATGCACCACGTCGTATCGGTTGGGTTTGTTTTGGCGGCAGAACCAATTTCGGGGCGATTTGACGCAATATACCTCCTCGAATCCTTATGCCCGAACCAGCGGCAGATAAGGGGCAAAAGCCATTGTTTCATAGTCCTATTCATTGCTCGCCTCCTTTCAGAAATTCGGGATTGTCGTGGATGTTGCTAATGACTTCTTTTCCAAATTTATAAATCCAATCCTGATCCAATCTTAAATAACATAATTCCTTTCTATCGACCAAGGCCCCCATAAAAGCTGCGTTGCCGGTATGGTAAAAGATTCTATGAGGGCGAGTTTTATCCTCGGACAATGGAGAGCGTATCACATCCCCCTCGTAAATCTCCTTACCGTTCTTGTCTTTCAGCCCCGTGTACTCGCCGACGGTGGCGGGATCGACCTCGTATTTATCAATTCCTTCTGGCGCAGGATCGGGGAATATAAACCAATAGTCGTTCTTTCGAAGAAGATCGCCCTCGATCCACTCCCCGTTGTCGAGGCTCTTGCCCCGGAATTTAATTTCTCTCATATTTCAAAATATTTGAAAGTTTTTCAAAGTTTTGCAATGTTCTGCATCGAATCTTGCTGTTTCACCAATTCGTATTCGGTTATTCTCACCTCATTCAGCATCCAACAATGCGGCTGCTTCTTCATCGGAAACTTGTTCTGCGGAGAATGTCAATATATAGTTGCCTTTTCGAATCACCGAATCGAACCAGCTTTCGATAATAGCCGTTCTACGTGCGAAGTCGCTGCTATTCTCTATAGGTGTGCACGTCAATACCTCCTGCGGCGTACGCAAACGGATAAATATCCGTCGGTATAATTCTTTCCCATTAAGAGACGCACTGGGCGAACCATTCATTCCTGTCATCCCTATGCCGTGCTTTTCAGGGTCTATCTTCCCTTCATTAGCCTCGACCGCATCCCAATATGCTCGTTTACTTTTTTCCATATTGTATTTCGTTTATCGTTTCGAAAATCTGTAATGCCACCTGCGGGACTATGGCGTTACCGCAGGCTTTGACGACTTCCCGGCTCCACCGAGGAAAGGTGATACCAGCCAATTCCCCGGGAAACCCATCATCTCCGCCACATACAGGGGGTTGAGTCGGGAACCCGTTCCAGTCCGGTATTCGTCGCTTTGCATCACCTTCTTGGATAGTCCGCCCTTGCGTATGCCCTGACTGGCCGGAAGCGTTACATTCTTCGCATCGTTCGCTGTCGGGGTCGGTAAAAGTCCGCCTACTGCCAGATCGTTCAACAGGGACATATATGTTAGACCCGATTTTCTCGTTTTGTATAGTCCGGTTACTTTTTGACATCCGCGTGATGCGTCCGAGGCATGGGGTGTCGGAAGCAATACTGTCGGCATGAACTCCGTTCGACCGTTCACGCATCGTTTCAGACCCTGCGTCTGCACGGTGGGCAACAAACCAGCATCTGTCCCGACGGTGGGGAGCGCCGACACCGCAAGCCGGTATAATGTACGGCTGCACCTCGTATCCTGCCGCTTCCAGGTCAGCGCACACCTGTTCGAATACCAACCCTTCCGACCAATTAACGATTCCGTAAACGTTCTCGCCAACGACCCAGCGCGGTCGAACAGTCCGAATAACGTCGAGCATCGCGGGCCACAGGTAGCGGTAGTCTTCTGTACCTCGCCGCTTTCCTGCGAGGCTGAACGGCTGGCACGGGAATCCACCGGTAAGCACGTCGATACGGTCTTTCCAGACAGTGAAGTCGGTCGTTCTGATGTCTTCATATTGTTCTGCATTCGGGAAGTGATATTTCAATACTTTGCGGCAAAAAGGATCGATCTCGCAGTTGAAGGCGTTCGTCCAGCCCGCCCACTCGGCCGCCAGATCGAACCCTCCGATTCCGCTGAAAAGAGAGGCGTGGGTCATAAGCGATCATCGGTTATTGTCCTAATTTTTCAACGATCCGCATCTCTCGTTCGGATAACTCCCATACTATGGCCTCTTTCTTCACCGCAGCTCTTTCGGCGGTAACTCTTTCGGCGGCGGTATACGAGATTAAAAAACCGGATCCGTAAATCGCTTTCCCGTACTTTTTTTGGATGTCAAGCGCAGAGTGATGCACCATTTCCCGCTTGTCTATCTTTATCTCTCCCTTGTTTTTCACGATGTACGCTACATCCGAAACCGTCAGCACGCAGTCCGGGTATTTGTATTTCGGCAACTCCGCTTTCGGTGCCGAGCAAATGGCATTGATCCC